CTCGTAAGCGCAGGACAATCAATAAGAACTACAAAGCAGGCAGAAAACCTCCTCGCACAAACTGGAACCAAGTTGGTATGGAAGAGGATGAGATCAAGGACAACAAAGTCTGGCAGCAGATGAGAGTGATTGAATACTTAAACCAAACACCAGTGGTTCAATTTATGGAGCCAGAAGTGGAAGCAGACGACGTGATCTCTTATATCAAGTCATCTTCTATATTTACTGATTGGCAAAAAGTAATTGTTTCCGCCGACAAAGATTTTATTCAACTTTTAGATGACAGGACGCTTTTGTTCAGACCTATACAAAAAGAAGTGCTCAATACTAACATGGTGATCGAAAAGTTTGGCATTCACCCTAGGAACTTTGCCCTTGCGAGAGCTATGGCGGGAGATCCAAGCGATAACCTACCGGGGGTGCCACGAGTTGGTTTAGGTACCGTTGCGAAAAGGTTTTCCTTTTTAAGAGAAGATAAAGACTTTTTTATCGAAGACTTAATGTTTGAATGCTCAAAAGAAGAAAACAAACAAAAGGTATTTAATTCAGTTTTAGAAAATCATAATTTAATTCAAGAGAATTATAACATCATGCAGCTATCTTCACCACAGATGTCACCTCAGTGTAAAAGCAGAATTGACGAAACATTTGAAGAGTTTACACCACACTACAACCAAACTGAGGTGCGCAAACTTATGATTCACGACGGTGTACTGACGGTCAATATGCAGGACTTGGAACAAAAATTTAACGATATTATCACTTCCTTTTCTGCATAAAATACGTTATACTATACTACATAAACAACCAGACAAAGAGTAAACATGGACCAGCAAGTAAGTTTTTCAAAATTTGGAAAGTCTTTTCAAGAAGACTTATGTCATTTGGTTTTAAATGATAGACCATTTGCAGACCAGATGTTTGAAGTTCTAGATTTGAACTTCTTGGAATTGAAGCACTTGCGCGTTTTTGTTGGAAAAATTAGGGAGTATCGTAAAAAGTATGGAGTCCACCCCACATCTAATATTATGCATTCAATCATACGAACAGGTTTGGATGGAGAAGCAGAATCAGTCAAAGTTAGAATCAGAGAATATTATGCAAGAGTCTTGTCAAAAGGTCACATTCCTCAGTCTTCTGAATACATTAAAGACACGGCTCTTGACTTTTGCAAAAAACAAAAATTAAAAGAAGCACTGATTAAATCAGTCGATCTAATAAAATCCTCTTCTTTTGATGAAGTATCTAAAATTATTGACGGTGCTCTAAAACTAGGTTCCGACAATTCATTTGGTTACGAATATCTTGCAGACTTTGAGAAAAGGTTTGAAAAGAAAGCAAGAGATCCAGTTACAACCGGCTGGCAGGACATTGATAATATATCAAAAGGAGGATTAGGTAAAGGTGAACTTGGTGTTGTTGTTGCTCCTACCGGGGCTGGTAAATCTATGGTTTTGGTGCACCTGGGTGCTCAGGCCCTCAAGGCCGGCAAGAATGTCTTACATTATACTTTGGAGCTTGCAGACACAGTTGTTGCAGGTCGGTATGATTCTGCTATTACTGGTGTTGAGCTTAAAAACCTAGCAGTCTTTAAAGAGAAGATTTATGACGAAATAAAAGATTTGACAGGAAAATTAATAGTAAAAGAGTACCCAACTAGGTCCGCGAGTATTCAGACAATCAAGAATCATATCGATAAGTTACGACGCAGAGATTTTGTTCCAGATATGATTATCGTTGATTATGGAGATCTAATAAAGCCAGAATCTTCTAGAAAGGATGAGAAAAGGCATCAATTAGAGACTATTTACGAAGAGCTAAGGGGATTAGCTCAAGAAAGTGAATGTCCGATTTGGACAGCATCTCAGACAAACCGATCGGGTCTGAATGCCGAAGTCATTACAATGGAGTCTATATCGGAAGCTTTCAATAAATGCTTTGTAGCAGATTTTATATTTACAGTCTCTAGAACCATAGAGGATAAGAATAACAACCAAGGTCGTATCTTTGTTGCTAAGAACAGAAACGGACCTGATGGTATTGTATACCCTATTTTTATGGATACTAGTAATGTAAAGATAAAGGTGTTGCCACAAACAAATGAATCAGTAGGAGATATAATGGAAAAATCATCAGCGGAAAGACTAGAGAATTTGAAAAAGAAATATGCGGATTTTAGAAGCAATGAAAAAAAGAAAGGAGTAAACTAAAATGGAATTATCAAATCAAATCTTATCAGAAATCACAGTACATATGAAATATGCACGTTATCTTGAAGATAAACAGCGAAGAGAAACTTGGGATGAGCTTGTTACTCGTAACATGAATATGCATCTTAAGAAGTTTCCAGAAATGGAACTGCAGATTAGAAAAGCTTATAAGATGGTCTTTGATAAAAAGGTTCTTCCTTCTATGCGCTCGATGCAGTTTGGCGGCAAGCCAATTGAGGTTGCACCAAATCGTATTTTTAACTGCGCTTTCATGCCAGCCGACGACTGGAGATGCTTTGGTGAAGCTATGTTCCTTCTTCTCGGCGGCACCGGAGTGGGGTATTCAGTACAAAAGCATCATGTTGAAAAGTTACCAGAAATCACAAAGCCAAACCTGAAGAGAACCCGCCGTTTTCTTGTAAATGACTCCATTGAAGGTTGGGCAGATGCTGTAAAAGCACTTGTTCGCTCTTATTTCCAGGGTGGGTCACATCTTCGCTTTGACTTTTCAGATATTCGCCCGAAAGGTGCTGCTCTCATTACTTCTGGCGGTAAAGCCCCAGGACCACAGCCTCTTCGTGAGTGCTTGGTCAAGCTGGAAGGCATGCTGTCACAGAAGGACAATGGAGACAAACTAACGCCAATCGAAGTACACGATATGATATGTCATATAGCTGACGCTGTGCTGGCAGGCGGTATCCGTAGGGCTGCTCTGATTTCATTATTCTCGGCAGACGATGAGGATATGATTGCTGCAAAGACTGGCAACTGGTGGGAGACTAACCCACAACGTGGTCGAGCAAATAACTCTGTTGTGCTTCTCCGCCACAAGATTGACAAAGAATACTTTATGGACTTGTGGGATAGAGTGAAGGCTTCTGGAGCAGGCGAGCCAGGTTTCTATTTTTCTAACGATAAAGATTGGGGAACAAACCCTTGTTGTGAGATTGGTCTTCGTCCATATCAATTCTGTAACTTGACAGAAGTAAACGTATCAAACGTTGAATCTCAGCAGGACCTCAACGAAAGAGTTGAAGCAGCGAGCTTTATCGGCACTCTACAAGCCAGCTACACCGACTTTCACTACCTTCGTGATGTATGGCGCAGGACAACCGAAAGGGACGCTCTAATCGGCGTTTCTATGACTGGTATTGCATCTGGAGCAGTATTGAAGCTTGATATGAAAGAAGCAGCCACCAAAGTAAAGGAGGAGAACGCAAGAGTGGCCAAGCTACTAGGAATCAATCCAGCAGCCAGAACAACTTGCGTTAAGCCAGCTGGCACAACTTCTTTGACACTTGGTACTAGTTCTGGCATTCACGCATGGCACAATGATTATTATATTCGCCGCCTACGAGTCGGTAAGAACGAAGCTATCTATGGCTACTTGGCCGCTAACCACCCTGAATTGGTAGAAGACGAATACTTTAGCCCACACACAACGGCTGTTATTTCTATCCCACAGAAGGCACCCGAAGGTTCGATTCTTAGAACCGAGTCAGCACTTCAGCTTTTGAAGAGAGTTAAGAGTGTTACAGACGAATGGGTAAAGCCAGGTTTCCGTAAGGGACAGAACACACATAACATTTCAGCCACTATTTCTATCAAGGACGCAGAGTGGGTTGATGTTGGTGAGTGGATGTGGGAAAACCGCAGTAGTTACAACGGCTTATCTGTCTTGCCATATTCTGATCACACTTATAAGCAAGCTCCATTCGAGGATTGCTCCAAGGAAACATATGAGGCTCTCCTTGGTTCGTTGACATCTATTGACCTCACACAGATCAATGAAGAAGAAGACAATACAGACCTTAAGGGCGAAGCAGCTTGTGCTGGCGGAGCTTGCGAAGTAAAATTTGTATAAAATCTATTGACTTTCCTGATATAATCGTTTAATATATTAATAGAACTTAGCACAAAGGAGTAAAAATGAGTTCCTACGACGATAAACTATTAACTACTGAAGAACATCTTTCTAATTTTGTAAAAGAATTTGCTGCCATCGAAGATGCAATGGAGCCTTTCAAGGAGCAACGCCGCGACCTTCGCGAGTCATACAACGATAATGGTTGGCTCTCAAAAGAGGAAATGCGCTTGGCTGTAAAGGCATATCGACTGGTCAAATCTGATACTGATATGGAACAGCTAACGGAATATTTCAATAAGCTGAAGAGAACTGTGAGGTCGATTAGTCATGTCTAAGTATTTTGCCCCGGTGTTAAAGCCTGTAAATCGACACCTTACAATCATTCCGCATCCAGATAAGCAGGAGACATCATCTGGAGTTATTTTACCGGACGACTTCAAACAAGAAGAGTCAAGGTATATTACAGCTACAGTGGTTGATATTGCTTCAGATTGTTCGACTGCTTTTCGAGAACTAAGGGGTTCTGGCAATAAGAACAGAACTGTTATTGTTGAACGGTCAATGATTGAAGAGATTGTAGTAAAAGAAAAATCTTACTATACAGTTCTAGAGAATTATGTAGTCGGTGTTATGCGAGGCCTAAATGAAGATTGACCTTTTTGAAGACGGCGTAGGTTCTGTAGAATATATTGACCATATGGGCAGTGACCTAAGCGTTGTCAACGCCGCCCGTGTTAGTTTTGGGGTAGAGAAAGAAGACCTCGACGATAAGGATGTGAAACTCATCAATTATTTGATGAAACACAATCACACAAGCCCATTCGAACATTGTACTTTAACCATGAGGTTTGTTGTGCCCCTATTTATAAGGTCTCAGCACCACAGGCATCGAACATGGGCATACAACGAAATCTCACGCCGGTATACTGGCATTGACATGCGGTTCTACTCGCCAGAAGAGTTCAGAACACAACATAAGAGTAACAGGCAAGCTAGTAACGATGAACTTGTTAACCCAGTACTTAACTCAAGTTACCTGCAAATCGGCTTTGAAAAAGCTTCTGATGCAGTAAAGATGCATAACGCTCGCAGCCTAAGTTTATATGACTCTCTTATTGATAAAGGTGTCTGTAGAGAGCAGGCTAGAGGAGTTTTGCCTCAAAATTTGTACACTGAGTATTACGGCACTGCTAATTTGCATAACCTATTGAAATTTATTAGTTTACGTTCTCATGAAGGTGCTCAGTGGGAAATACAGCAGGTTGCCAAAGCTTGTCTCAAGATTGCCGAGAAGCACTTTCCGGTATCGACAAGAGCATATATAGAAAAATATCATAAAGGGGACTAGTATGAACATTGCATTGTTGTCGATATGCACAGTCATGACAGCGGTATTACCAATGAGTGACAGGCAGGCACAAAACCTTTGTCTCTATGAGACCCAGATAGTAGAAGAATCAATTAAGAATGAGATAGACCCTTATCTTCTAGCTTCTTTGATTTATGTTGAAAGCGGATTTCTGCCTTATGTTGTCAGCAAGGCAAACGCATGTGGCCTTACGCAAATCATCCCTAAATACACCGGTGGCCCCGAGACAGGATATAAAAAGTATACTTGCAAACAACTTAAGAACCCCAAAGTGTCTATTGCAGCTGGAGCCAAGATACTGAAATATATAATTGACAATTATGCAAAAGGCAATGAAGATAGGGCGCTCTGCGCTTATAACGCCGGCGTCAAGTGTCTTAAGAAGAATTATCCTTATAAAAAGTCACGTTACGTTAAGAAAGTGAGAAGAATCCATGATGAAATTACTGACGGTTGCTAGCCTCTCTGGATTAGTAATGTTATCCTGCGCAGATGAAACCAATCTAGCAGGACAGCAAGATGCGAAACCAATAATTCTACCAGACCAACAATTAGAGAAAGATTTATCGTTAATCGTAACAGATGTTGCTCCGAGCGATACACTGCCGGCCATAGACCCTTGTGAGGAACCAGACCCTTCTGTTCATGAACAATATTGCCATTGTTTGCCTCAGTGCTGTTCAACTCAGGAATGGTGGTGCCCACCGCAGCCAGATAACTCAGTTCAATCAATGCAGGTTATTGTAGAGGTCTGTAATGAAGATGGCGAACAGTGTGTCTTTGGTGAAGACCCAAATTGCCCACCGCCACAAATCCTTTACCAAAGTGAGTGTCGACTTGCTTTTGAGTGCCCACCGGGCTCTTCGCGGGATTTTTTGCAGTGGTTTGAGTGTCAGCTTGCTGATGGTACTATAGGGCAGCAACGTGTCTTGTGTGATAAGGGAAGGATTGTGCACGGTCCTTGTATTCTTTGCGAGCCGGAAGTTTGTGATAACGTCGATAACGATTGCGATGACAGGATAGATGAAGACCCAATTCCCTGTGACGACGAGTGTGGCCCCGGTGTAGGGCTTTGTGTTAACGGGGAAATTGTTGACTGCGTAAACCGTGAGCCTGATGAGGAAATATGCAACTTTACTGACGATGACTGTGATGGCGAAATTGATGAAGGTCAGCGTAATGCATGCAACGAATGTGGTGAATTGCCTGTTGACGATTGCGACGGTATCGATAATGATTGTGACGGAGATATCGACGAAGACTTGATTAGAGGTTGCGAGACCGAGTGCGGCTTGGGTTTGGAGACTTGTATTGCAGGTCAGTGGGTTTCTTGTACTGCGCAACAACCGCAAGAGGAACAGTGTGACGGTCTCGATAACGACTGCGATGGCATACCTGATGAAGGCATTAACTGCTTGTGCACAATTGACCAGGTTGGGGTTTTATTTCCGTGTACAGAAGACCCGCTGTTATGTGGTCTGGGCTTCAAAACTTGTGAATGTTTGGACGTTGACTGTACAGTTTTGCAAATGGGAGATTGTAAGGCACTTTGTGCACATTTTCCGGATGCTGTTGATGCTGACGAGTGTGAGCCTGCCCTTGGTCGCCCAATAGAGAATGAGATGTGCAATAATTTTGATGAAGATTGTGATGATTTGGTTGATGAAAACATGTCACAAGCTTGTTATACAGGACCAAGAGAGACGTTGAACGTGGGCATCTGTACACCGGGCGAGCAGACTTGTCAAGAAGGTCGCTGGGGTGCTCCTGATAGAGCAGGTGTCTGGGCGCAAGATTTGTGCGGAGGCGAGATTCTACCGCAGCGCGAAGTCTGCGATGGTGCAGACAATGATTGTGATGGAGAAGTTGATTATGGCGAAGAGCTAAGACCAACAGATATCCTTTTCATAATTGATTCGAGCGGCTCGATGGGCGGCGAGATAAGAGCAGTAACCAGCGCCCTCAATCGCTTTGGTATGCACTTTTCAGCTGAGGAGGTATTGCATTGGGGGCTGATTATAGGACCAACAAGAATGCTAGATCTCGATGTCCACCCGACAGAACTTGAAGTGTTGACTCTTGTATCAAACATCTCGCCTTTTGATGTATTTTTTCAGAGGTTTATATCGCTTGATCCCACTAGTTTTGTCGGTGGTCTGGAAATGTTGATGGATGCAGTCATGTTATCAATTAGAAACCTTGCACCGTTGCACGCCGATGTGGACAATAGGGTCTGGCAGCGAGGAGCGGCTTCTGTACCAGCACTAGAAAACTTTTTCATCAACTGGAGACAAGATACTGATAGAATAATCATTCTCTTCACTGATGAAGATGAGCAGTCGTATATGTTCCCCGAATTCAGAAACGAACAGGTCGTTAACGCTGTAGATGTTGCTCCTAATACAAAATTGTACACTTTTGCATCTCCTTTTTATGGATGGGACGAGATAGCGCTAGATTCTGGTGGTGGAACATTTGTTTTGTCAAACGATGCTTTGGTCACCTACAACAATTTAATGTCTATTATAGACGAGGCATGTTTACCCCGCCCAGAAGAAAATGTTCAAGGTTTTAATATGTCTTTTGACTACCCGTACATACTCGCTAATTATTTACTCAGGGAGCGTACCCAGGAGAATATGTGCTATTAAGCAATGTAGTGATAGGGCATTCGTTAGAGTCCGCCCTCTTTGCTTATTATAATCAGTTTTATTACATACCCACCGACAACTTCCAGCCACTTTTCTTTGAAGAGTGTCTGGGATTTTCTCTTTTTGGTACATCAAATAAAAAAGAGATATTGTCCCACACCAAAGACCTTTTGGGGTTCTTGTCCCTTAATATTGAGTATCTAGATTTAAAACAAGTAAGAATTCAAGATAATAAAATAAAATTATTTAGTGATAACCTGTTATTTGACTTTCAATTCGATATATGTTATATTTGTGATACTTTAAATGTTTCTCATGAAAATGATGTCGCAATTGCGAAGCCAGAAACTTATAAGGTTGTAGATGATTTTAAGGTTTCCAGGATGGGCAAAGATGCGACTGATGTAAAATCAATTTTTAGTGAAGACAAATTGTTATCGGAAATACATTTTTATAATTCACTCAGAGTCGATGGTGCAAAACATGTTACCGATATAGTTTCGGTATCGAAATTAGAGAAGCAAGACTTATACGATTTTGAGTATTCAGATACTATGGCAGCTTTCAAGTTAAAAGATTGTTTAAAAAAAATTGGATATGTTGGGTTAAAAGATAATATCATATATAAAAGCGGCAAGCCTAAGATGAGAAAGATTTTATTAGAACACCTAAAGAGATACGTACTTCCGGTGGATAACAATAAGTATGAGGATTCTAAAACAGTTAAGTTTATTAATCCGCAAGTGAAAGATTTTGTAAATGGATTCGCACCCTAAAGAGAGCGCAGTAAACCCAGTGGGTATAATCCCACTTGCTGGCCGCGAGGATGTGTTGGGTTTACCACTACCAGACTATATGCAACCGGTTGGTGATGGAATCACTGCCTTAGAGCGTTCAGTATATGAATGTGCTCACGTTGGCTGTAAAACAATATGGGTTATCTGCAATGACGATACTTTGCCGATAGTTAAGAAGCGGTTGGGTGATTATGTTATGGACCCAATAATATATGATAGCTGGCATTTTAAGCGCATACCAAATGCTTCAAAAGAATATATTCCTATATTTTACACTCCTGTACTTCAGAAAGACAGAAACAGAAAAGATACACTAGGTTGGTCAATTTTACATGGCGCCCTGACGGCATTTATAGTTTCAAAAAAGATTTCAAGGTGGGTGGCACCATCTAGTTATTTTGTCTCTTTTCCTTTCGGTATAGGTCACCCAAAGCAACTAAAACAAGCTAGAACAGACATTCGATCCGGCAAGAAGGTTTATGCTTCCTTTGAAGGCAAGACTGTTCGAGATGGGTTATACCTACCGTTTAGTTTTACTCCTGATGATTGGCTGCTTTTTAGAAGACAAATCAACGAGAATAACACAGGAGGGAATAAAGATATACCACTAGAAGAAAGGTGGTCGGCAAAAAACTTTACACTTGACAAAATATTTTATCATGATAAAATAGATATAGATAAAAAAGTAGAAGTACAACAATATTACTCTTTAGATTCTTGGGAGGAGCTAAAAGAGTTTTATAGGTCAGACCTTACTATCAGGAAGATGACCAAAACAATGAACAAACCATTTTTCTTAAGAAAGGATGAAATTTATGATGGTTGATGATTTTTATGATGACATTCCGTATCACACCAAAGAGGCAGCAGGCATGCCTTTTTCTTTTAGCGAACTTTCTGTAGATAAACAGATTTTTTTTCGTGACTTTTTCAATGAAATAGTGGATAATAGAAAACAGAAGTTAACATTAATAGACGACTTGGAACTAATCAAGTCTGAATTGGAGGCAGTAATTGCAATCGTCAAGAAATAACCCCACTATACCTTTTGTAGGCCTACACGCACACTCTGTAGCAGGCTCGCCATTCGACGCACTAGGTTACCCAGATGAGCATATGGACTTTGCTTATAATAATGGTATGGACGCACTGGCCTTGACAGACCACGGTAATGCCAATGGTCTTGCAGGTCAGGTGTTACATGCCAAAAAGATGCAAAAGGAAGGAAAGAACTTTAAGCCAATCTTTGGAGTAGAGGCTTACTTCATTCCATCTGTTGCGAACTGGAAAGAGGATTACGAAAGAATCAAAGCGGAAGCTAAGAACAAGTCGGAGTATGAAGCTGAGCAGTCCGGCACCACTGTAGAGAACGAAGCATCTAAGAAAAAGATGAAGTCTGTGCTTAATCGTCGGCGCCATCTTATTTTGCTTGCACAAAGCCAAGAAGGACTACAGAACATCTTCAAGATGATATCGACCAGTTATGTTGGTGATAACTTCTATCGTTATCCCCGAGTTGACTATGCCCTCCTCAAGAAGTACAACAAGGGCGTAATTGCTGCTTCTGCCTGTTTGGGCGGCGTATATGCAGGCAACTACTGGGAGAACAGAGAAGAAGGCGCAGACGCTATTCTAGATGCTATGAGGAAGACAACGCAAAAGATGCAGTCTATCTTCGGTGACCGCTGGTATGGTGAATTGCAGTGGAACAATGTGCCGGAACAACACGAGCTAAATCAATACATCATTCAGATGCATCATGAGTTTGGAATTGAGCTTATCTCAACTGCCGACTCGCACTATTACAATCCAGAGGTCTGGAAGGATAGAGAGTTATACAAGCGTCTTGGTTGGTTGGGCAAAGGACGGCCTGATTATCTGTCGGAAGAGTTGCCTGTTTCCGTAGAGGAGATTGGATACGAACTATATCCAAAGAATGGTGACCAGATGTGGGAGAGTTACAAGCATTACTCAAAATTGTGCGGAGTAGAATATGATGATGAGCTAGTAAAAGCATCAATCGCTAGGACTCATGATATTGCTCACCGACGTATAGAGTCGTTCCTCCCGGATAATACTGTACGCCTGCCTGACTTTGTTGTCCCTGAAGGCTCGAACGCAGGCCAAACTTTGGCTGCTCTGTGCGTCGAGGGTCTCCGCTCTCTGGGGCTAGAGAACAACACAGAGTATGCAGAGCGTCTGCGGTATGAGGTTGACATTATCGACGATAGAGGTTTCTCTAAATATTTCTTGACTATGAAGGCTATATCAGACATGGCCGTTGAGAAGCAATTAGTTGGTCCTGGTCGAGGCTCTGCAGCCGGCTCGTTGGTATCTTATGTACTAGGTATCACTCAGGTTGACCCAATCAAGTATGGCCTTCAGTTTGAAAGGTTTTTGACTAAGGGCGGCTCAGGCTATCCAGATATTGACTACGATGTTTCTGACCCGATGGTGCTTAAGGAACACCTGATTGACCAGTGGGGTGATGATACTGTGGTGCCTATTACTAACTGGAACACTCTTCAGCTACGTTCTTTGATTAAGGATATTTCAAAGTTTTACGGAATCGAATTCACAGAGGTCAACAACGTAACCAGTAAGATGGTACATGAGGCCACGCCATTAGCTAAGAAGGCCCATGGCATCACAGCTGGAGTTTATGCCCCAACCTTTGAAGAACTGATGATGTATTCGGAAACACTGCAAAAGTTCTTGCAAAAGTATCCACATATTAAAACACACGTTGAAGCATTGTATGGCCAAACTCGGTCAGCTAGTCGACACGCTGGTGGCGTTGTGATTGGTGAGCGTTTAGATGAATGGATGCCGTTGATTAACTCTGGCGGAGTTCGCCAGACTCCGTGGTCAGAAGGCCAGAACGTTCGCCACCTGGAGCCCATGGGTTTTATTAAGTTTGACATTCTTGGATTGGCTTCTCTTAGAATGGTTGAGGGCGCAATAGATAGAATCCTCAGAAGGCACCACGGAGTTAAGTCTCCAACTTTTGAGCAGATTAAATCTTTCTATGATGAGCATCTGCATCCAGACAAGATTGATTTGGATGATAGTGAAGTTTGGCAGAACATCTTTCACGAAGGCAAATGGGCAGGTATCTTTCAGTTTACAGAGGGCGGAGCCCAATCTTTTTGCAAGAATGCAAAGCCAGACAACATTACAGACTTAGCTGCTATTACATCTATTTATCGTCCCGGACCATTGTCGGCTGGTGTTGATAAGATGTTCATCGGTGCAAAGCAAGAACCAGATGAGGTAGAATACCTTAATGATACTGTTCGCTCTGTGACTGAAGAGACCTATGGCTTTCTTATCTTTCAAGAGCAGATTGCTATGTTGGCTCACAAGCTGGGCAAAGACTTGACTCTGGACGAGGGCAACAAGCTTCGCAAACTCTTGACTAAGAAGGGCACTGGGGCAGTAGTAGAAGAAAAAGACAAGATATTCCAGAAGTTCAAGACTGGGTGTGTAGAGAAGGGTATGCTCGAAAGCGAAGCTAGAGAGCTTTGGCAGACCTTCGAGTACTTCTCTGGTTACGGATTCAATAAGTCTCACGCAGTTTCGTACTGTATTCTATCTTATCAGTGTGCTTGGCTTCTTAACTACTATCCAGCAGAATGGTTAGCAGCCTTCTTGGACAAGGAGCCGGAGACTAGAAAAGAACGAGCCATTGCAACTGCAAAGTCTCTAGGCTACAAGGTTGAGCCACTTAACGTCAACACTTCTGGTACGGTGTGGGAAATTGACGAAACAGGACATACTTTGATTCAGCCACTAACATCAATTAAGGGCTTGGGCGATAAAGCTATTGAACAAATTATCAATCATCGTCCGTTCGATACTATCGAAGAGTTTTTGTTTCACCCTGAGATTGTTTACTCAAAACTTAACAAGAAGTCTATTCATGCTTTGACGCTTGCACAGGCAATGAACGACCTTGTTGATGATAGATTCTCTGGATTAAAGCACTTCTATTCGGCTGTTGCAGTCGATAGGCCACGGAAACCAAAGAACCTAGAAGAAAACATTGTTAAGTATGAACCAGAAGGAGACTTCTCAGAAGAAGAAAAACTAGAGTACTTGGTTAGTTTAACTGGCGTGTTTCCTATCAGTTCCGTTGTTACTACCAGGGTAAGGCAAAAGCTAGATGAACTTTACATTCCGCCCATCTCAGAGTTCGACCCAGACTTGGGAGTGACTTGGTTTATTCCCCGTGAGTGTAAACTTAAAAAGTCTAAAAATGGTAAGAACTTCTATGTAGTTAAGGTGATTGATGATAACAACGAGACTACAACAATTCGATGTTGGGGAGTGGACCCCGACAAAGATGTAGTTCATATTAACAGGCCGTACATGGCTCGACTGAAGTACGATCCGAACTGGGGATTCTCTACATTCAGTGTTAGAAAAATGTTTAAGTTATTGGCATAAAGGAGAAAGAAAATGGCAAGATTAACTGGACTTTCAGCGAAGATTATGGTAAAACAATATAAGGATGCTTTTGCAAAGAAAGGGTACGCATTCTTTGAGAATGGAGATTACAATTTGAACATTGTCGGAGTCAGAAATGATTCTGGAGATGCATCAAGGTTTGATGACTTCTTAAATGTTTTGTATAAAGTACATGGGGAATGGGTTTGCGATGTGTATCCAGCAACAACTGAGCCCGGTGATAAGATATTGAAGCTACCAATAAAACAGGTTAGACACAAAGGCACAGCTATTCTGGTCCCAGACCAGTACCGCAGCACATATAAGATTGGTCCTCACGGCCCAACACGCTACACTGCACTTATTCAGCGTGGTGATAAGGTAAGAGTGTGGCGGGACAATAATAGAAACGCGCATCCTGACTATCACGGACCAGAAGAGGAAGGTTGGTTTGGTATCAATATTCACAAGCACCGCGGCCCAGGCGCAAGAGTTAACACAGGCGGCTCTTCGGCTGGGTGTCAAGTATTCAAAAATACACCAGACTTTTATGAGTTTATGGACACTTGCCAGGAAGCGGCAGATAAATGGGGTAACAGCTTTACTTATACCCTACTAGAAGAACGAGACTTAACACCAATTATAAAAGGAGTATGTTAATGATTTTTGATGAAGTAAATAGGGTTAGAGTGTTTAGAACCAGCCCAGAAGCAAAGTTGCCAGATAGGGCACACAGAACAGATGCAGGAATGGATTTCTTCTTTTGTCCAGACTCTAACACAGCGGCAGTTAGAGTGGAGCCAAATAGGAGTGTCTTGCTCGGCACAGGCATTAAGATGGAGGTACCACCAGGGTGCATGCTTCAGATTATGAATAAGTCAGGAGTTGCAAGCAAGAAGCAGCTCGTAACCGGAGCTTGTGTTGTGGACGAAGGTTATGATGGAGAGATTTTTGTAAACCTTCAAAACATCGGCAAGGAAACACAGTTCATTGAGCCAGGCCAAAAGATTGCACAGGGTGTCTTCGTCAGGATTGAGAAGCCAATGCTTTGGGAAATCAAAGAGGATAGTGTTTATGGCGGTTCAACAGCCAGGGGCTCTGGTGCTCTAGGTTCTACTGGAGACTCGTAATGGGATTTGCAAGAAAGATTAGGCGAAAGCAATTAAATGCTGCTCGTAAGCAATTCTTCAAAGATTTCAAAAGAAAGATGAATGAATTTAAATTAATGGTGGCTTGCAACGCATGCGGCCGCCGGCCCGAACAAGGCGAGAACATAGACGATTGGAAGATAAACAAAGAAAGCGAAAATATAGACTTGCTTTGTACCGATTGTTTTGAAGATGAAGAGGTATGGAACGATGAAGTTCAGACAAACTTATAGCTTTGATGATTTGCTGCTGGTACCAGCCAAGAGCGACATCGAAAGTAGAGATGAAGTATCATTAACATCAAACATAGCAGATTGTGAGTTTAGTGTCCCAATCATTGCTAGTCCGATGGATACAGTTACAGAATCGGATATGATGTATGCGATGGCTAAACTAGGAGGATTGGGTGTTCTTCACAGGTACAACCCACCAGTTAAACAGGCAAGTATCTTTGCAGACACCAGGATGAGACTCGAAGAGGAGAATCACAGCTACTCTTCTAAGTTATCTGTTGCTATTGGTTCGACTGGTGATTTTGAAAAAAGAGCTAAATTGCTAGTAGAGAATGGTGTTAGGATTCTTTGTCTAGATGTGGCTCACGGCCATCATTGTTTGACCGAAAGGGCGATCAAGACACTGAAGGATAACCACGGAGAGCAAGTAATCATAATGGCTGGTAACATAGCAACTCCAGAGGCTTATCACGATTTGTCTACGTGGGGTGCAGATGCTGTTAGAATTGGCATTGGCGGAGGCTCTATCTGTTCGACAAGGATTCAAACTGGCCATGGTATGCCAACCTTGCAGTCCGTGATGGACTGTGCTAGCATGGATGGAGCAGCTATTATAGCTGACGGCGGTATCAAGACTGCTGGAGATATAGTGAAGGCTCTCGCAGCCGGAGCAGACTTTGTTATGCTCGGTTCTATGTTGGCGGGTACTGACGAATCTCCAGGTGATGTTATCAGCTCGAACGAAGAGACGAAGTACAAAGTGTACAGAGGTATGGCTTCTGTAGAAGCGCAGGTTGACTGGAGAGGCAAGGCACGTTCTTTGGAAGGAATATCAACTACTATCCCATATAAAGGAAGCGTTGTGGATATAGTTAGAAACTTGGAAAGTAACATTAAGTCGGGCTTTTCTTATTCGGGGGCTAGAAATATTACAGAGCTGCAAGCAAAAGCAAGCTTTGTTCAGCAAAGTTCAGCCGGCCAACTAGAGTCTAGCACACATATCTTAAAGAGATGATAGAAAAAAAGATAGTTTTCCTTGACACTGACGATCAGCATGCTAGAATGGTTACAAGACTTAGGTATGATAGGTTAACACAAGGTAACTTTTTTCGCGGCCTTGTAGAGCTGTATGTTGAAAATGACATTGACATGGCTAGGATCGTTGAAAAGATAAAAGAAAGCAAAACAACTATGGGTAAAAGAAAAAGAAAGTATACCCTAAAAGAAATAGAAAAAGGAGAAGAAATGAAGAGAGACTTTGGACTTTCAGAAGACGAAAAGAATTTTGTTTTCGACTTAATAGAAGAGGATTTTGATGAATAAGCCCAAAGAAGGATGTTCCCCTGAGACTTGTCGATGCTGGATAGATTACCCAGAAGACAATAACTGTGCCCTCGTAGCAGTGGAGAAGAACGGTGCTATGACTTTAGATGAGACTGCTAAAAGATTAGGCATCTCTTTGGTTAGAGTTTCACAGATAGAAAAACAGGCAATGGCTAAACTTGCGAAGAGAATAAAAAAATGATTTTATAAAACACAAAGACTATTTATTATTGTATTTTACACCATCTTTATGTGAAAAGGAGATATTTTAAATGAGTAACAAGCAGCTGCTTAGTGAAAGCACAATAAGAAGATTTATGGCATTAGCAAAAGTTGACAGGCTCACTGACAACTTTATCAACGAAAAGGTCCACAAAGATGATATTGAAGAAGTCTATATGGAAGAAGACGACATGGACGAAGGCTTAGGTGAAGACGAAATGTCGGAAGGTTCCTATATGGACGAGGATGAAGAAGCTAACGAAGGCCACTGTATGGAAGAAGGCAACTGTATGGAAGAAGACGAAATGGTCATGGAAGATGAACTTTTCGAGCAAGATGAAGATGACCCAATGGATGATGCAGAAGAAGACGAAGAAGGTATGGCCGATGAGCCAATCGGCGCAGAGCCTGGAGCCCAAATGGGAGAAGCGGATGTTAGTCTAACCGAAGAGGAGGCTCAACTCTTGGTTGATCTGGGTGAGAGATTGAAGATGGCTATGGAAGGTTCTGGTGATGAAGCAGAGGAGCCAGATGATATGATGCCAGACGATGAGGAAATGGAATTTGACATCGGCGGCGCCGATGAAGAAGCGGCCGCTGAAGAAGAGCCAGAAGAAGACGACATGCCAGAGGACGAAGAAGAGGAAGACGAAGAAGAGGAAGCTCTTCAAGAGGAACTAGTACAAGAAGTTCTTCGTAGAGTCACACAAAGAATTATCAGAGAAAAAATGAACAAAAAGTAAAATACAATTTAAGCTCATTTAAATTTTAAAAACCCCAAAGATTTCTTTGGGGTTTTTTTATGGACAAGCTAAAACAATTTTGATATAATACTTATAGACAGATGCTTTGATATAACACGGAGGGCATTTGTCGTGAGTAAATTGATGACTGGACATTATTGGAAGGTTTCTGACAATGAGTTGAGCGTACAAGTATCTTATGAAGCAGAAAATGAGGAGATAATATATGATTTTTTTTCCGGTTGGACAAGTGTAGGTGAAGGTATCGACCCAAAAAAAGACAAAAAGATATTAATTTTTAAAAAAAGCTTTTCAAACACAACAGAATTTGATAAAATTATTAACACACTAAGTAAGCATAACACTATTTTGAAAGAGGCAGCATGACTGACAAAAAGAAAAAGAAAAACAAGAATAAAGAAGTGGACCAAAAGAATCCAGTGGCAAACACTGATGATAAACAAGTTGTCATTATAAACAACATCCAACCACCAGTGGATGATATTCCAGAACTTAGAACAATTAGTTTATATGGTGATATTACTGAGCGCAAAGGAGCGGAAGTTACTGCCGCTTTACTGTACCTTGAAAGCACATCAGTAACCCAGGTTTTAAAAGACCCCACTAACCCTGACTCTGATATTCTTGCTGTTGCCCGGCCTATCAGCATGTACGTCTCAACTCACGGTGGTGTTGCTTCGGATATGTTCTCTATTCTTGATATTATGGAAATGGTCAAGAAGAATACTTGCGATATTCATACGTATGGTGTTGGTAAGGTTATGTCTGCTGGTGTGCCTATCCTCGCCGCCGGCACAAAGGGAAAGCGAAAGATAGGCAAGAACTGTCGAATTATGCTACACAATGTAATGGCTGGTACTGGTGGAACAATCTTTTCGATGGAAAACGAACTAGAAGAAATCAAGTGGGTTCAAGACAGTTATATTGATATGCTCGCCGGATACACAAAAATGACCAAGACAAAGATTAAGAAGATGCTGAAGACCCAGCGCGATGTTTATATCTCCGCTGAAGAAGCAATTGAGTTGGGTATTGCCGACGAAATCATCTAATTATATTAAGGAGATATATTATGAGCTGGCACAAACAATTTTTATCCGAGAATCAAAACAAGAAACAATCAGTATCAACCATAGGTGACCTTTTCAGCTTGATTGAGGAGGTTTATGAAGTAAAAAAGGGGGCTCTCTTCAAAGAAGCGAAAAGTGAACTACAAATTCTAAAAGAGCAGTTCATCAACGAAAGAAAAGAACTAAACCTCACACTCCAGGCCATTCCCGAAATAAGCGTCACTGAGCTTGGGTGGACCGATGTTCAAACAAAGGGTGACAAAGAGATTGCCGGCCCAGCGAGACAACAGTTGCTGCAGTTTGTGTCGCAGATAACAGGTTCTGACATTTCTGCAAAGGTGAAGTCATTGGCGGATTTTTATGCAAATCCGCAAAGTATTGAGCTTGCTAGTGATTCAACGGGAAAAAGAATAGCGAAAGCACTTTCTTATTTGACTTTTTATAAAACTTTAACAAAAGTTATTTCGAACTTTAATGCAGCGTCCGCAGGATTTAACTTTGAAGCTTTCTTGGCGGTCCTTCTTGATGGTCAGCAAATCGTAGCGAATACGGGAACTATCGCCGACTTTAAAACCGGTGATAATGTGCCCATCTCACTGAAGCTTTATAGTGAAAAGTCAGTCCTCGTTGGCGGCTCCTTCACTGACCTCGTAGGAGACTTGGTTAATCCACAGTTTGCACCGCATGACTATATGCAGTACGTTGTAGTAATGAAATCCTTCGAAGGGGAAAGTTCGGGACTAGATGTTCAAGGTAGTTTAAAATTTTATAGATTTAACTTTACGCTTGATAATGTTGCAAATATTGTGCTTAACTCAATGGGTAAATCAGTTAAGTGTATCGAGCTTCCAGTTGAGTTTGTTAGGCAGGTCCAAGCTGGAAACAAAGACTTTGACTTTAACTCTGTGCTACCATCACAAGAGAACTTACCATCAACACAAGAGATGGAAACAACATTTGTTGGGGCACTAGACAAGATTATGGCAAAGGAAAATCTACCCGAAGAGTATGTGGAAATGCTTACGCAAATACTTGACTGGGCTAACAATGACGAGTTATTTAAGACAGTTGAAAAAGGTGAAAGATTTCTCGTGGTCCGCGGCCAGTCTGATATCCAAGTCTCAAACAAGGCCCTGAACGCGGCCGTAACAAGTTTCTTGCAAAGTAACACGGTAGATGAAGAGGTTCTCGCGCCGACAACTAAAAACAGAAATTTAATCAGGGCTATGGTTTCAGCAGCTAACAAGGTGGTTACTGACCAGTTCACAGCGAAGAAACTAAAAAGTGCCCGTACCATCGCCCTAAGAAAGAAAGGTGTCTTCCTCGATGCTTCGAAGTCTGTTGAGTTTTACAACTCTTTAGACCCGGAAATGAAAAAGCGAGCACTCCTCAACTCACGAGGATACTTAGATACTTTACAATTTGACTTGAATAAAGGCCAAGTATTGAGAATTCAAGACATAGCAGGAGAGTATTCTGCTCTTCCAGAAGGGCAATCAGAACCCAACATCGGAATTATCCCAATTGGTACGACTTATGTACAAGAGATGCTGAATAGGATGACAAAAGAATTGAATGAAGCAATCTTTGACATCTTTGTATCTGTTAAAGAAGTGCAAGAAGGGAGCTATGCCTACGTTGCTGGCGGCCTATCTGATGAGGTCGACCACGAAGCACAGAAAGCTATCAAAGCGTCAAATAAAATCGTCTCCAAGACGGAAGAACTCAGAAGCACAGAAAATTAAAAAACTGCTTGACATTTCTTAAAAATACATTATAATAGTAGTATCATAGTAAAGTGAGGTATAATGACTACTAAATTAGAACACGGCCAGACCCTACGCAACAAGGTTTTGGAAGGTGTAAACACCCTGGCTGATTATGTTGCAACCACTCTTGGCCCTAAAGGTCAGAATGTCCTTATCCACCAGAAAGACAAAAGGCCATTCATTACAAAAGACGGCGTTACTGTCGCACAGAACGTCAGTTTTGAAGACCCGCATATGAATGCAGGAGCAGAAGTTGTAAAGCAAGTGTCGGCAATGACTAATGTTGAAGCTGGCGATGGTACAACAACGAGTACGATTCTAGCGCGAGAAATACTACGTCAAGCAAATAAGCACATTGAGGCGGGTGTTAGTCCTATTGAGATTAAACGCGGCTTAGACAAGTGTTGTGAGGTTGTATGTGAAGGTATTGCTGGGCTTTCAAAGCCTATCTCGTCTGTGGAAGATATTCGACACATTGCTACAATTTCTGCAAACAATGATACTGTTATTGGCGAGCTAGTGTCTACAGCTGTCGATAAAGTCGGCAAGAATGGCTCTATCTCTGTTGAAGATGCAAAATCTCACGAGACAACACTTGAGCTTGTTGAAGGTTTTAAATTTAGGTCTGGCTATGCGGCTCGCGCATTTGTAACGGATGAACGCAGAGGTTTGACTAAATATGATAACCCAATGTTTCTTGTCACAGATAGTAAAATAGAACAAGTAAATGATATTCTTCCAGCGCTGGAGATTGCTGCAAGAGAAGGTCGACCATTTGTTATTGTTGCGGAAGATATTGAAGGACAAGCACTAGCGGCGCTAATTATGAACACTATTCGTGGCTCTATGAAAGTCGCTGCTGTTAAGGCCCCGAGCTATGGTGAGGACCGTAGAGGAATCATGAACGACTTGGCTACAGCAACGGGAGCAAAGTTCTTTCAACAGTCAATGGGTCACAAGTTAACTGAGGTATCTTTGGTGGACTTTGGTAAAGCTTCTTCTGTGGAAATTAGCAAGGCGCAGACCACTGTTGTCGATGGTGAAGGCGACTACGATGAAGTAGAAAACAGAATTGAGGAGATAAAGAATGAGATTAAAGATACTGAAGATTTACACGCAGCTCAACGTCTTCAAGATAGAATTACTCGCCTTTCTTCTGGTGTCGCTATTGTACGTGTCGGGGCAAGCTCTGAAGTAGAGATGATTGAAAAGAAACATCGAATTGAAGATGCACTAGAAGCTGTAAACTCAGCTCAACAAGAAGGAATCGTGCTAGGTGGAGGTATGACGTTGCTTCGTATCTCTGACGCCTTAAACGTAGAATTCGACAATGAAGAGCAAACCGCCGCACTTGGTATAATCAAGAAAGCATTAGCTTCCCCGTTCAACACTATGGCTACAAATGCGGGTCACAACCCAGAAGTCTTACGCTTGACCATCGGAGAGTGTGAAGATTTTGAAGGCTTCAATTTTTTGACAAACAAAAAGGAAGACTTGTTCCAGTCAGGAGTTATCGACCCGGCAAAGGTGACGCGCTGCGCAGTGAAGAATGCGATATCAGTTGCTGGCACTCTTTTGTTAACTAATCATAGCATTGTCCACTAGCGTTTACTACTTACTAGTAAATAGCTGGAGGGCTTAATAATGGGTGATGAAAGCAAAGTATGCATGCTTGAGATGCAGGTTAAACTAGATAAAGTTTGTAACGGTATCGATGTTATGCAAGATAAACAAGAAGAAATGTCACAAGACATTGCAAAAATAAAAGAAGCAGTCTACAACCCAGACCAAGGCTTGTATGCTCGTCTACGCGAGCTGGAATCTTGGAAGCAAACATCATCAAGAATGATATGGACTTTGTTTACTACGGTCGTGGGTTTGATAGGCGCTTTTGTATTAAAATCAATAGGAAAATAACATGCTCTTAAAATTAAGACAATTAATAGTTGAGAACTTAGGATATAAAAGAAATATCACTAGTAAAAGCATCTATATAAATAGCAACAATATTATATCAATTGCAGACTACACTGGCGTCTCAGATTTTTTGCTATCTGAAGGTTCTCAATTTTCTAAAGATAGTTTTTCATTAATTAGAATAAGCAACGGAAACAAGACCGAAGAAGTAATTGCTTTTGGTGAGGCCGACTCTATATATTCGCTGGCCAAGGGAGAGCAAAATCAACGTAGGCTTTTAAATGACTGAGAAAAGATATATTATAGTCGGTAGAAGTACTTGTCCGTTTTGCTGTATGGCTGCTGATTTATGTAAAGCAGAAAAAATACAATACGTGATGCTAGACTACGTAAAGAACCTAGAACTACTAGAAGACTACAAAGTATTTCATCAACAAAATACTGTGCCGATTATTCTTGAGAATTGTCTAGAAACAGGTTACACTAAAAAGATAGGTGGTTATTCAGATTTAGTAGCCTTGCTTTCGGGAGAATAAAATGTCAGAAGAAAAAGAGCTATCTGTACAGGTAGACATTGGTGCATTAAAAATAATGCACGATGCGGCCGAACCATACTTTTATAGAGTTGACTCTCTGATAGAAGACCATTATCAAGGAATACAGAACTTCAGAGAAGATACCATGATTAGTATGATGGAATTAAGAATAAGTTTGCAGATACTGTTGACTTATCTAAAAGAACTTCTACAGCAAGCAGAAGAAGAAAACGTTAAAGTACTTCACATCCCTCCAGCCGAACTGAAAACAATGGCTAGTTTATCAAAAGGTTTATCCCAGGCAACTTTAATCCAACTAGGCAACACAAACCTAAGAGACCAATAGTGAAACTCTTAATAGGAATACTATTTTTTCTTTGCGGACAGGTTGCCGGATGGTATCAGCTTAACCTACAAAAGATGTATGATTGGTGGGCAGACAAGGCAGTTTTATCAGCTGTTTTGGTTGGGGTGCCTACCAGTATTCTGTTTTGGTATGGATGGAAATATATATCAGAAGCAACAGGCTCAGTCTGGACAGCTAGGTTTATTGGCTCTTCAGCTGGATTTGTTGTGTTTCCAATATTAACTTGGTTTATGTTGGGTGAGTCTATGTTTACCGCAAAAACGCTCATCTGTCTGGCTCTGTCTATACTGATTATCTTGATACAGATTTTTTATTAACACTAGAAAAATATAACTATTTATAGTAAAAAGGTGTTTTCTATATGCAATTCAATAAACAATGGAAAGAGTTCTTGCTGGAAGAAAGGTATCCAGAGCTTCTTGTCGAGGCAAGAGTTAAAGACGTTAAGGCCAAGTATCCAGCGCTAGAAAAATTAAACTGGATAAACTGGGGACGACGACAACTAGAGAACACTCTTGGCCCCAAAGGTGTATCAAAATATCTTATGTTCTTCGCTAGAGAATTATTTAATAATTTTGATGCAGAGTTTGAAGAATACTTGGAATACGGTGAATCCTTGGAATATGATGAGAATGATGTTCTTAGGGTTGCAGAAGAGATTATGGATGTCATACAAGACTTCCAGCAGAATCAACAAAGGATGGAAGAGAAGGACATATACAAATACAACGTCGGAGAATTGCAGTATAAGCTGGACAAGCTTGGCATATCAAAGCGCGCCAAACTGGCTGCTCTAAAAGATAAGGAGGCGGCAGAAGAAGGCTCTAAGATGGTTTATAATGACCACGGTATTATGGCCATCCGTCCAGAAACAATGCAAGCCAGCTGTTATTATGGACACAACCCAAGACTCACAACTTGGTGTATATCCACCAAGTCGGAGAGGAACTACTTTAACAAGTACACTAAGGAAGATGGCCTAGCATTTGTTATCACTAGATTTTTTGGCATACCAGAAGGCGACAGAGACCACATAGTTGCGCTACAGTTTGACTATGATGGAGACATACAGATGTACTGGGATGCACCAAACAAATCTCAAGACCCAGACGACCTTTTTAGTGTAATCGGAGAACACCTCGCTGGCCTCGAAGAGTATAAAGACCAAGACGAAGAGGCTCGCGAAGAGTTGGTATCTCAGATATACGATGAGCTACTAACCAATTCAAAGGAAGCCATCCAAGGCAACCCACCACCAGACCCTGTTGCAGCAGCTGAGAAAGCTTGTGAAGAAATACAACAAGAAGCGGAAAGAGACCTACAGCATGTAGAGATTTTCCATGAGGTTTGGGATGGCATATCTACAGCCGGCCAACAGATATATGTAAACTACGGGGCTACTGTTAACCTTGATATTGACATATCATCCGAAGCATTCACTGGCGCTCCCAATGATATCACTGATATGTCAAGTGGTGAGCAACAACAGCTAGAGCGTGAAATCGAAGCTCGACTACAAGATGTTGGGATATATGGTATTGAAGAGATTCGTATCTACCAGCCGCGCGGCGAACAGTTACAAATTGAAGGTATTGTTAATGATGAAAATGACTATACAATAGAAGGATTCAGAGAGTTTGTAAACTTCACAGCAGCGCAACTTGAAAATGAAGTCAACGATATAAAGCAAGTAATTAATGCGATATTTGTAGAGAAGGGATATTATGCTCCATCCGGCCAACAAATGAAGTCACCGGGAATAGAAGAAGATATACAAAGATATTTTAAACACAACCACTTGACAAAGCAAAGCTTTTATGATAGTATAGAAAAAGAAATTGTAAAAGAAGAGAAGGGCCGGAGCAGGCAGCGAGGTATCTATAAGTTTTATTGTATGCTTTCTTATGGTCTAACTATTGAAGAGAATAAGTCACGAGGTCTTGATGATATACTAGCAGACCTACGCGCTCTTCCTAACGTTACAATTGTTACAGTTGTGATTAAAAATCAAAAAGTTTCTGAGGGTAGATACATTGCAGGTCTTTCGATTAAATTTATACCATCGACCCCAGGACAATTAAACGCACCAGAAGATGTAAAGTTAAGAATTCTTAAAGACATCAAGCGACTGAACAATGTTCAGTCATTATTTAAAGTATCGGCAGGACTAGAAAGGCTGGAGTAGTGAAGACGCCACAAGATTTTCGTAGAGATGACGTTCGCGATGTGTTTGCCCGCCGCCTAGGCGAAAATATTGTAACACTAAAACCAACCCTCCTCAGAGTAGAAGAAAATCTCCTCAGCGATAAAACAATAGTTGATATATGTTTTCAAAAAATAGAAGATAAGACAACTGTAGAGTATAACTTTAATGAAGTTTTAGGTTCTGGTTTTCTTGACGCAATATATAAAGTGTGTTATAATACTTTTATGAAAGATTATCCATCACTAAAAAACATTAGTTTGGTTGATTTAGTTGTGAAGCCAATATTCTCTATGTCTTTGTCCGAGGCACAAACTGACGCAAAAGCCGATGTTTATCTAAGGCTAAGAACAAAGCAACATGGAATATCAGAGTTTAGCTCAAGGTCGCGTTCGATTATATATTCTAGTTTAACTTCAATGCTTGATGCCTTTCAGTTTTATATGAATTGCGATAAAACATTCAAAGTGTTACAGTTAGTTCTGGATGATGCTCGCTCTAGGAACAGGGGAGATATTATGCAACAATGCCGCGCAGAGCTTTCTGTTCTTACGCGTGTAAACACTTATGACTAGGTGGAAAGACCCGAGGTTAGCGTTGATTGCCATCACTACGTCGGTGATTGTAAATATATATGTTCGATTTTTTAAATAAAATAATGCCTTTTATAATCATTCTATGGATTATCTCCTTAATTACTTTAGGAGTGGTTTCATATTATGCACAAAAAGACATCGACAATCAGGGGACTCAAAGTAGGGGATTTAGTATACCACCTGCTGTATGGGAGAGAATGGGTGGGTGTGATTATAGACATCCTGGATGTATTCACCGACGATGAAACAGTGAATCACAGGACTGAAATGGCCATCGTGAAGATGCAGCCCAGTACAAAGTATGGAACTTTTTTTGAGCATATGGTATCTAGGAGCAATAAACTAACCGACTCGATGGGACTAGTAACCACAAACTGGCTTTTTCGTTTAGAAAAAGAGCAAGAAAGGAATTAAATTGCAAGGATTTAAAGTTAGAAAAGGTGACCTAATAACAACGTCAGAACAATCAGGAATTGTTACAAAAACAACTCAGAACTACATTTATTATCTCATTGGACAACACAACACGAAGATGAGAAGAGATACACTCTGGTCAGCTTTTGATACCAGAGACGATGTTAGGATACATTATGGTACTTTAAAGTATAGAAGGCCACAAAGAAAGATGAGAACACTAAACTTACATGGTACAAAACACACTGATGCTGATAATGAGATAAGAAAGTTCTTAAATTTTGTTGAACTTCCGTGTAAAATAATAACAGGAAACTCTGATAGGATGAAAAAATTTGTAAAACAAGTTGTATTAGAGTACGATTGGAGCTGCCACGACGAAAGTGCTTACAATCCTGGAACACTAATCATTACGGAAAAATGAAAAAACTAAGAAATATCTTGCTAACTATCGCTCTCTTATCTTGTGACGACACACAGGTGTTACAAGAACTAGAGCCACCACCTGATGAGTTGTATATATGCTACAGCCCTGAGACACCAGAGCATGGAAAGCTATGCACTGAAGAGTGCTTGTCGTCCCCCCGCGCTTATTGCTGGCTAATAACCAGAAAAAACTGCAACCGCGCCCACCAGTACGAGTGGCAAAGAGAAAACTGTCACTTTTTTGATTGACATCATCCTAAAAATATAGTAATATATAAGAACAAACAATCACTCGTGAAAAGAGGAAAAGATGGCTTTTGACACCACAGGCAAATCACATAAAAATGGACTTAAAGGTGAGAAGTTTACAAAATCTCTGATAGAGAATAACTGCACAAAATTTTTTGGTAGCGCACCTAGTGTGCTCCGTCGTGGCGGAACAAAGTATAAAGAGGATCTTTTAATCAACAATGCTGCTAAATTGTCTTGTAAAAACCGTGCAAACAAGTCGGGGACATTTGACTATTGTAACAGCTCGAACATACTAAGGCTTTTAGATTCAAAAGAGGCACTTAAGCTTAATAGCTTTGTAAAGTCGAAAAGACACGCTTACAAAGGGCAGGCTCACAATAAAGAGACGCTCAAGCCAGTGATGGAGACAGTCAGGAGAGATTTTAATGACTTGTCGAAAAATGCTCTGTTTTCCCTTTCTTCTCTCAAGATAGAAAAGATTGTTAGAGACGGCCTAAAAGATTACGTTGAGGATACAAACTTTTATTTTTCGATAACGCATCACCCAAGAAAGGAACTACTAATCTTTCCGGCGTCTGAGTTACCCCTGGTTAAGTTCTT